CGGTCCAATCGGTCCAATAGGACCACAAGGTCCACAAGGTCCACAAGGACCAATCGGTAATCAAGGACCCATAGGTCCAATCGGTCCACAAGGACCACAAGGACCACAAGGACCACAAGGACCACAAGGACCTATAGGTCCAATCGGAAATCAAGGACCTATAGGTCCAATCGGTCCACAAGGACCACAAGGACCACAAGGACCTATAGGTCCAATCGGAAATCAAGGACCTATAGGTCCAATCGGCCCACAAGGGCCACAAGGTCCACGAGGACCACAAGGACCACAAGGTCCACAAGGTCCAATCGGTCCAATCGGTCCAATCGGAAATCAAGGACCTATAGGTCCAATCGGTCCACAAGGGCCACAAGGACCACAAGGACCAATTGGTCCTATCGGAAATCAAGGACCTATAGGCCCAATTGGACCAATCGGTCCACAAGGTCCACAAGGTCCACAAGGACCACAAGGACCAATCGGTCCGATCGGAAATCAAGGACCTATAGGACCGATTGGTCCACAAGGACCACAAGGGCCACAAGGGCCAATTGGTCCGATCGGAAATCAAGGACCTATAGGCCCAATTGGACCAATCGGTCCACAAGGTCCACGAGGGCCACAAGGACCACAAGGTCCACAAGGACCACAAGGGCCCATTGGTAATCAAGGTCCTATAGGCCCAATTGGACCAATAGGGCCACAAGGGCCACAAGGGCCACAAGGGCCAATAGGAAATCAAGGTCCTATAGGTCCGATCGGTCCGCAGGGACCACAAGGCCCGATTGGACCTATAGGTCCAATCGGAAATCAAGGACCCATAGGCCCAATCGGGCCACAAGGACCACAAGGTCCACAAGGACCAATTGGTCCAATCGGAAATCAAGGACCCATAGGCCCAATTGGACCAATTGGACCGATAGGCAATACGGGTCCACAAGGTCCGCAAGGACCACAAGGACCTATAGGTCCTATCGGAAATCAAGGACCCATAGGACCAATCGGTCCAATTGGACCTATTGGAAATACTGGTCCACAAGGTCCGCGAGGACCACAAGGACCTATAGGTCCTATCGGTCCAATAGGAAATCAAGGACCCATAGGCCCAATTGGACCAATAGGCCCCCAAGGCCCAACCGGACCTAGCACTGCGATCAATGCTACCGCAGTTACAACTGCTGGAACTTTTTATCCTGTATTTGTAGCAGCAGCAGGCAGTAATCAAACACCTAGTGTAAGAACCACAGCCACAGCATTTTCTTATAACCCCAGCAGTCAGGTTTTAGGAGGTGTAGCTACCTTGTCCGGTACTGCTACTAATGTTACGGTGACAGCTGGTGCATTTTCTTGGACTTTTGACAATGCAGGCAACTTTACTAAAGCATTTACCACTAATACAGGTAATATTGGAACACAAACCAACTACTTTAATACTGTATTTGCTAAAGCAACTAGTGCACAATATGCTGACTTGGCAGAAAAATTTGAAGCTGACTCAGCCTATCTACCTGGCACAGTGTTAGATTTTGGTGGTACTAAAGAAGTTACACTAAGTACAACAAGCCATTCCAGTAAAGTCGCAGGTGTGGTATCTACTAACCCTAGTTATTTGATGAACTCTATGCAACAAGGTGAAAATGTAGTAGAATTAGCGTTAACAGGGCGAGTGCCCACAATGGTAATAGGACCAGTTGGGAAAGGAGATCGATTAGTGACCAGTCATATCCCAGGAGTAGCTCAACGGCTAGACCCAGCTCTTTATCAGCCTGGCACAATAATTGGTAAAAGTTTAGAAGAATATCATGGCAATGTTCCTGCCATGATCACTGTTGTAGTAGGTCGAACTTAACATGGTTGCATTATCCGGTGGAGTAACTTTAACTGGCGGGGTTAATGTAAGTGGCTTTCAAATTGAGCCTTTGGTTTTTAACACTGTGCCTTCAACACAAGCTCCAGGACCTCTAAATATTTACTATCGACGTAGCAAAATAGTAGTGATATATACTGCAGCTGAATTAAATGCAGCTGGCATTTCGGGATCCACAACATTTAATGCCCTTGGTATGTTTGTGATAACAGCACCGTCAAGTAGTTATCAACCCTATCCTAGTTATACAGTGGGAATGATTAACACAGCAAACGCAGTTGGAACTAATATAACTACAGGATGGACCACAGTTCGGAATGCAGCGAATTTACCTACTTTTACTGCTAGTGTTAATTTACCTCTAGATATTATCTTTAACACAAACTTTACATGGAATGGCACAAGTAATTTAGGGATTGGATTTGCATGGGGTATGGTCCCCACTGGGTATGTGGCAGCAGGCTCAGTAAGAAGCAACAGTACGGGTTCAATTGCTTATGCTATAACTGACAGTGCAGGTGCATATACTTTGGCAGATGCAACTAGTAGCACAAGTGCTGGCAGACCCATAATCACTTTATATAGGGTATAAAAAATGGAAATTTGGTTAGTATTAATTACACCTTATGATGAATATAACACAAGTTACATTATATCGGGTGCGTTTGATTCAGAGCAAAAAGCGCAGATTGAATTCGAAGATTTAGCTACTAGCGGAAAATATACCTTAGACGAACTTAGAATTGTGACTATGCCAGTACAATAATTTTTGTCTGTTTTTCCCTGCGTTAAATAATTACAAATTCACTAATTCAATTAGGCATGGACTGTACTTTACATATTCTGACAAATCCTTCTGGCATTACACACACAAACTATAGAATGGAACCATTCAATGTTGCAGCATTGAAATTCATCGAAAATATGCAACAACGTGGGTACAATCTAGTTCATTATGGACATGAATCTGCTGGAGTTACCTGTGAACACGAAGTTTGTGTAACTAACAGTGAATTCCCTCCTCCTGAGCACGGTAGTTTACTAAATCATCAACCAAATTTAATCAGTGTTTACAATGAACGTGCCACAAAAGCTGTAGCAAAAAGAAAACGTCCCGGCGACATGTTATTGGCGTTTTACGGTAGAGCCAATAAACCAACCATGGACGATCATCCAGATTTATTTTGTTTAGAGCCCAGTATTGGATATCCGCCCGATGCAGTATATTCCAATTATCGTGCATTTGTTAGTTACAGTCAAATGCACTATTTTTATGGATTACACAAAATGTTGCTAAAACCAAGTTGGTATGATGCAGTGATTCCAAACGCATTTACTCCTAGTGAATTTGATTTTTGCAGCGAAAAAGAAGATTATTTTGTTTATTTAGGCAGAGTTAACTATGACAAAGGCATAGATTTATGTATACAGGTAACAGAACGTATTGGAAAAAAACTATATATTGCAGGTCCTGCCACTGATTTACAACACTTGAATTATTCAAAAGTTCCAGATCATGTGGAACTATTAGGATATGTAAACCCCAAACAGCGAAGTGATTTATTACGGCGTGCCCAATGTTTAATGGCACCGACCCACTATATAGAACCATTTGGCAATATTGTGGCTGAAGCACAGTTTTGTGGAACTCCTGTTTTAACAACCGATTGGGGTGGATTTGTAGACAGTGTAGTGCATGGAGTCACAGGATTTAGATGTAAAGATTTTGGTAGTTTTGTTCGAGCAGCCCAACGAGTACATGAATTGGATCCTGTAACTTGTAGATCGTGGGCCGAACAAAATTTCAGTGATCAAGTTGTCCATGACCAGTTTGATGAGTGGATTCAAAAAATTGCAAGGCAAAATTTCTACTATGTATAAAATTTATAGTCGATTAAATTCTTCTACTTTATGTCATTTAGTTCACCGATTTGATGAAATCACTGAACGTACAAACGTGGCCGAAGATCATCAATTTTTACAATTAGCAACATTAAGAATGAAAAAAGGACAAACGTTTCGTCCTCACCGACATATTTGGAAAAATACTCCTAGTCCGTGTATAATAGCACAAGAAAGTTGGGTAGTGATAAAAGGCAGTGTAGAATGCAGCTTTTATGACACAGACGGAACGTTTATCGAAAAACAAATAATTCGTGCAGGTGATTGTAGTATGACATTTGAAGGCGGTCACACTTACACTATACTTGAGGATGACACTGTGGTATATGAATATAAAACCGGTCCTTATACTGGACAGCAAAATGATAAGGTGTTTATTTGATGACTAAATTGTCTACTATTCCTATGCAAAAGCAATTGTTTTTTACATCTAAAATTGTAGACAACGAAGCATTTAGTACGGAAGAAATTGATTGGATTGCCAATTATTGTAAAACTTTAGAAATCAATAAGGGCGAATTATTTAAATCAAATCCAGATTATTCTACTAGAGATGCATATACAGCTTGGATAGAATATCCTACTTATGACACACAGTGGATATATGATAGGTTAAATTCCAGGATAGAAAGATTTAATGATCATGTTTTTAATTTGGATCTGACCGGTATACCATATATTCAATATGCTGAGTATCATAAAGGTGGGCACCATGACTTTCATATGGACTTGGCATTTGATAATCCACAACAATATGATTACAGAATTAATGAATTTTTTAGAAAACTAACAGTGGTGATTCTTCTTACTCAACCAGAGGTAGATTTCGGTGGAGGAGAATTTCAACTTAATATGAGTATGGAACGCACACCTACTATTGCACCATTAGTAAAAGGCAGTGTATTATTGTTCCCGTCATTTTTATTACACAAAGTGTGTCCAGTTACTTGGGGAGTAAGAAAAACTCTTACTACATGGGTACTAGGTCCTAAATTAAGATAACATATGAAATTAGGAACTGATGTTTGTATAGACAAAACTGCTATTTTTACAAGAATAGAGTTATGTCGAATTGGAAATCATGTTGCTATCGATCCTTTCTTTTATTGTTCGACACAATTGGAAATTCACGATTATGTGCATATAAGTCCGCACGTTGCTGTAATAGGTGGCAAATTATCTAAATTAACAGTTGAAGATTTTTGTTTTTTAAGCGTTGGTTCTAAATTCATATGTGGCAGTGAACAGTTTCACGGTGATGGATTAATTGGTCCTTTAATTCCAAATGAATATAAAGATCGACAAACCCTTGCTCCTATAGTCCTAAAACGGTTTAGTGGGGTGCTTGCTAATAGTGTGGTTCTTCCAGGAGTAACTATGGCAGAAGGCAGTGTTTTAGGATCTAATAGTTTACTTAAAACTAATACAGAACCGTGGACAGTATACGCAGGAAGTCCAGCCAGACCTATAAGAAAAAGAAACAAAGACAAAGCATATGAATATGCAGCTAAATTAGGATATACATATAATGACTAAATTTAATAGTTGGCCAAGCGGGCGACTGCCAGATCATTTTCAAAGACCGGAATTGGCGGAGTTAAAAAAATTGGGGTACAACTGGACTGATCCACGTGATGCAGTAGAAATTTTTGAACGTAAAGTTGCGGATTTTGCCGGATCAAAATATGCAGTAGCAGTGGATTGTTGTACCAATGGAGTTTTTTTATGTTTGAAATACGTACAAGCTCGCGGTGTAATTGAAATCCCAAAGCATACATATCAAAGTATTCCGATGAATATCATTCACGCAGGGTGCGTCCCCGCATTCAGACATGAAGAATGGTCAGGTATGTATCAACTGAAACCCTATAACATCTGGGATGCTGCAACAAGATGGCGCAAGGGAATGTATCAGGGTGGGTTGCATGTTTGTAGTTTCCAAATAAAAAAACGTGTGCCAATTGGTCGCGGAGGTATGATTCTCACTGATGACAAAGATGCTTATGATTGGTTAAGTAAAGCAAGATATGACGGCAGGGATTTAACTATAAGCCAATGGGAGGATGATGGTGAAATTTGCGGTTGGCATATGTATATGACTCCAGAAGATGCTGCCCGGGGAATCATACTAATGGATCAAGTACCCGAAAATAATCCCGATTGTGGTGGGTGGGAAAATTATGCAGATCTTAGTGAAAAGAAATTATTTAAAAACTTAATATGAAAAAGAAAGCACTAATTACTGGTATTACCGGTCAAGACGGTAGTTACTTAACAGAATATCTATTAGAACTTGGATACGAAGTATTTGGTATAGTAAGACGCCAAAGTGTACCTGAAAATCAAAGCAGTAGATTACAACATATCAACGACAATATTACAAGAATATACGGTGATCTGACAGATGAGTGGTCCGTGACCAAAGTAATTAATGATGTTCAACCAGATGAAATTTATAATCTAGGTGCAATGAGTCATGTAAGAATTAGTTTTGATATGCCGGCATTTACTATTAAAACTAATAGTCTCGGTGTTTTAAACATGCTGGAATCTTACAGACAATTTTGCCCTAAAGCAAAATTTTATCAAGCTAGCAGCAGTGAAATGTTTGGTAATAGCATTGATACTGATGGAGTACAAAGACTAACAACTCCAATGACTCCGGTTAGCCCCTATGGTTGTAGTAAAGTAATGGGTTTTAATTTAACCAGACATTACCGAGACGCATACAAATTACATGCATGTAATGGCATATTGTTTAATCATGAAAGTCCACGTAGAGGCACCAATTTCGTTACTAACAAAGTAGTAAAAACTGCAGTAGAAATTAAAAAAGGTTTGGCAGATCTACTAGAACTGGGTAATTTAGATAGTTCAAGAGATTGGGGACATAGTTATGATTATGTTCGTGCCATGCATCTAATTGTAAATCATGATGCTGCAAGAGATTGGGTTGTGGCCACCGGAGAAAGTCACACAGTAAGAGATCTATGCCGATACGTTTTTGAAAGTTTAGATTTAAATTACGAAAACTATGTAGTACAAAATCAAAAATTCTTACGTCCCGAAGAATTAAAATATCTCCGAGGTGACAGCACAGAAATCAGATTACAACTGGGATGGCAACCTAAATATACTTTTGAATCCATGCTAGATGAAATGATTGCGCATTGGATGAAAATATTATGAAAAATTTTATTTTTGTTTTACCAGGGGGAGGACCATTTAGTAGATTCTTGCAATGTGGAGTGATTCCCTTGGCCGAACACAATATAGAGTTTGATAACGCATTTTTGACGTTGAGTCCTTTTGAAGAAAATACTAATAATGATGAGTATCTGCAAGAGGCTGTCGATCATATAGTAAGAAATAGAAGTAGTATGGAGAATTATGGTATTTCTAAACCTTATGATCATATTATGGGATATGTATTAGATCAGCAAATAGACAGAACCTATGAATTTAATGGTTTTCTTCCATTTGGCAAAATGTATGATAAAGAAAATCCTATTGAACATAGTCCAATGTTACAGGAATACAAAAGAGTATTGCGTAAACTTCATATCCAAAATGAAATAAAAACTCGAGTAGACAATTTATGTAAATTAGTGCAAATAGATGAACGCACGTTAGGCGCACATGTCAGAATGACCACGATGGCAGTTCACAATAACTATAACATTGCCCGATTTGAAGATTATTGTGGAGCAATAGATAAAGAGTTAGAAACTGGAAATTACAATGGACTTTATGTTGCTACAGATAATGTAGAAAGTCTGGTCAAAATGGAACAGAGATACGGACACATAATTAGATATTATCCTAATCTTTTAAGATTGCCTACTGAGCAAATTACAGAAAAATGGCAATGGTCATGGGAATATGACATGTTTTTTAGAAAACAGTTTTGGCAAGAAAGTTTTATGGAAGCGATGACATTGGCCAGGTGCGGTGGATTGATATGTAATACTAGTAATTTCAGTAACGCTGCAATAGTTTTTAGCAATTCTATTAAAAAAGTTATTAGATTATGAAACATGCATTTTTTATAACTTCCAGTATAGAACTAGATCCTAATCGGCCTTTCAAAGGAACAAAAAAACGTACAGTATTTTCAACAGAAGAAAGATTAGAGCAAACTTATAAAACTATTAATTCATGTAATCAATTGGCGCCAGGCAGCACTATTTTTCTAATAGACAGCAGTGCAACAAATCTAAGTGAATTACATAATTTACCAAATGTAAATTATTTTCAACTTGAAAATTTAAATTCTACTATAGCTAACACAGTAAGGACTTATTCTAATAAGAGCTATTGTGAATGTCTAATGATGATTGAGTTTCTTAAACATTTTAAAAATTACCTTAAAGAATTTGACTTTGTAACAAAACTGTGTGGACGATATTGGTTTGATGAAACATTTAAATTGGATTTATACACTGAACAAAATCGGAATAAATTTTTTCTTAAAAAACCAATGTCCTGGTCAGGACCGCAAATTGATTTTTTAACACCTGAACAATTGCCTAGAGATTTAATTGTTAACGGAGCATTAACAGGTACGTATACTGTGGCTCACGGGATGCATAGAGATAAAATAGATCAATACGAAGCATTGATATTTGCCTGTGCGCAAAGTAGTATGGAAAATATAAAATTTTATTATCAAGACGTTGAATATGCCTTATATTATTTTCTGAGAATATTCAATCTACTAGATGATGTTATACAAGTTCCGTGGGACGTCCATGGTCGCTGTGGTGTAACCGGTAATTGGGTAAAATACTAATGTTTGAAATAGAATCTCGCGGGTATATGCCTGCATATGGGCTAAACCATTCTTTTGGATTTACTAAAAAATTTCCGTTGAAAGTTGCTGTTTGTTTTGATAACGTTAACTATAATCCTGATGCAGATATAAATGTGTTAGTGCAAAATGAGCCGCCCAACCTTTATATTAAATTTTACGGAATGGTTAAAGAATGTCAAAATAAATTTGATTTAATTTTAGCATATGATCCTAGACTTGTAGCTATGCCACAGGCACAAGAATTCTGTGCAGTGGGATCTTGGGTAGGAGACAATTTACCTTTACAAAAACAAAATCAAATCAGTTTTATAATGAGCAGTAAAATTAATGGTGCTCCTTATAGAATGAGATATAAAATATTAAATCGATATCGAAATGCTAAGATCATGGGTGTGTTTGAATATAAATTTCATAGAAGCCCGCCAATGATTCCCAACAAAGATCCTTTTTTCATTAATGCTAAGTTTCATATAGCCTGTGAAAATCAAGACATGCCCAACATGTTTACAGAAAAACTACTAGATTGTTTCAAAACTTATACAGTTCCAATTTACTTTGGTTGTCATAACATAGAGCAATACTTTAATCCAAAGGGAATTTTGCAGTTCAGAACTATTGAAGAATTTGAATACATTATTTCAAATTTGACAGCGGATACCTATGACGAGATGATGCCTTATATTAAAGAAAACTATGAGCTTGCACGACCATATTGGGAAAAAAGTGTTTTTCAAAGAATAGAAGAACAAATCGAAAAATTTATTATTAAAAAATTTAAATTAAATACTGATAACAGTCAAATAATACTATGAGAACTAATTTAATCATCACTGATGATTTTTATGGCGATCCCGATGCTATTAGAGAATTTGCGTTACAGCAAGAATATAATGTAACTGGAAATTTCCCCGGTAATAGAACACGTAGTTTTTTAACACCAGACGTTAAGGAAACGATTCAAACAATAGTTTGGTATGCAGGCGGAGAAATTACAAATTGGTACAGCGACAACGGTTATACTGGATCTTTTCAATTAACATATGCAAGTGATCGCAGCTGGATCCACACTGATCATTTTAATAAATGGGCAGCAGTATGCTACTTAACTCCGGATGCTCCTATTACAGGCGGTACAGGTATATTCTTGCATAAAAAGAATAAAGCGATGACGGCAACAGAAATGGGAAAAGAACCTTACGATCCACAGGACATGACTAAGTGGGAAAAGGTTGATGTGATCGCAAATAGATATAATCGGTTAGTTATGTATCGCGGCGATTTATTTCATAGCAGTTTAGATTATTTCGGCAGCAACACACAAGATGCAAGACTGTTCCAAGTATTTTTCTTTGACACACAATTTTAATCATGCAAACAAATGTAATTGTTATTGATGATTTTTACAGTAATCCAGACGGTGTTAGGGATTTTGCCTTACAGCAAGAATTTGCTAAACGGGAAAATTTTCCTGGAATAAGAACACGTTCTTTTTTAAACGAATCAACTAAAGCTACCCTAAGTCAAATCTTGTACAACGCAGCGGGTGAAATTACTAACTGGAATGAACGTGACGGTTTAACCGGATCATTTGAATTAGCCACAAGTAGAGATCGTAGTTGGATACACACAGACCATTTTAATACTTGGGCAGGAGTTATATATTTGACACCCGATGCTCCACTTAGTGGTGGCACTGGGTTTTATAGATATAAAAAAACTGGGGCTATTCGAGCATCTGAACTAGAAAATTACGAATCACAAGATATGACTAAATGGGAGTTATACGACGTAATTGGTAATAGATATAATAGACTAGTGCTTTATCATAGTGATTTATTTCATAACAGTGTAGATTATTTTGGTCAAAGCAAAGAAAATGGTAGGCTGTTTCAATTGTTCTTTCTTACAACCGAGTATTGATTATGATAATAAATCGAATTAGTAATTTTTTAGAACCAGATGTTTTACAAAATCTGCGGGATAAATTTGAAAAATCTAAAGGAACTCCTTCATTTGAAATTAATAATATGGGACGATGGGGTGCAGGTTTAGAGTACGGAAGTTACAGTCCAGTATTGATACTGCCACTTGAGGAATACAGACAATATTTTATCGACAAATATTGTGCCTTAGATCCCATATTCAAAGATTATCAAAATTTAACTTGCTTTATGCATATTTGGTTACCTGGCACACAAATTAATTGGCATCATGATTCCAGTGACACTAGTCCTAGATTAAGCAGCACCATTTACATCAACGAAAGCTGGAATTGGAATTGGGGTGGAATGTTTTTATATGATCATGAAAGTTTAGGGCAGGGTTGGGTATTCCCTCATCCTAATTCGGCAATATGGTTTATTCCTCCGTTATGGCACAGTACCACAATGGTAACCAATGCTGCGGAATTTCCGAGATTGAGTGTACAATTATTTTTTAATAAGTCTTTATCATGAGTACAATATCTTTAGATCATTGGTTTCCCAGTGTTATAGGTAAAAGTTTTCATCCTGAATGGATTGAACCAGTATTAAACAATGCCAAGCAAATTTGGGATAATCCTACTACAAACCTAAATGAACAGTTTTACTATAACGGCAGAACAACTCATGGTACTAGAAATTTATTTTATGAACCGCAATTTAAGGACTTCGGGGAATTCATTCTTCAAAAAGGAAAAGAATTTTTAGAACTACAGGGCTATGATAGTAATGCAGTAAATTGGCGTCCTTACATGTTCTTAAATAGTTTTAAGGAAGGCTCTGCACACGCTAAACATTTACATAGCCAATGCAGTATAAGTGGAATTTACTATTTACAAACTCCGCCAGGAAGTAGCCCTATTACTTTTTACCCGCATCAAACTTATAGAGAGTTTTTTGACTTCCTTTACGCAGTTAAAGATCCCACTAACTGGTATAATATGAGCAGCACAAAGTATGATCCCTATCCGGGTTTGTTAATGATTTGGCCGGGCTGGTTATGGCACGAAGTTGTGCCCAATCAAAGCCAAGAACCACGAACTAGTATTGTGTTCAATCTTTGATTGTTTGATGTATATCTAGTTTTTTCTTAACTGTTTCTGAATTAAGTATACGTAAAATTCCGGGGTGTAAAGGCTTGGGATAATCCTCTAAAGGCACCCAACAATACCCTTTATGTTCTGCGTTTAAATCGGGCATGAATTCTTCTTCTACTTTGATCAGGAACGTATGATAAATGAATTTTTCATTATCACTTGTATATTTTTCTATAGGTAAAATTTTTGCACCAAGAATTTTACCGCCTAGTTCTTCATTGATTTCTCTTTCTAGTCCTGATAAAATAGATTCATTGGGTTCTATTTTCCCGCCAACTAAACCCCAAGTATTGGCATATTTGCCTTTATCTCGCAATAAAAATAAGTATCGTTGAGATCTAGTACAGAAAATTAATGCACCACAACCTGTTAAATTGCTATTAACCATTTTCCTGACGGGTAATAACCTTCGTAACTCTTAATCCAAGTAGATCCATTCCATCTATATTGAACACTGGTAGTTAAGTTTGTTACATATTGAACTGTAGTTTCGTATCTTGAATCAAATACAACTGACCAATGCTGACCGTCAAATTGAATAATGTCATTGGCATATGCCTCTAAAGGGGTATCATCTACACCTAACCAATTATATACCGGTTGAGCACCTTCTTGTGAAACATAATCGTTTATGAGCAAATATCTTGTGCCCGGAGCTAAGTCTTGCAAGTCTCTATTAGGTCTCGAACTTAAAGGGTCTATTATAGCATTTACAGGCTGCAAAGTGTTTACAGGAATTGAATCTATGTCTGCAGTCCATATTAAACTTGTATCATCTATAGGATTGTATGCAATCGTTCCAACTACTTGATTGCCGTCATCCAATTCTAAAGTGATAGAACTTGCCCCGTTTACTAAGTTTCCATAAACATTAATTACGTCTCTCCAAACTTCACTTACACCTGCTTTTCTGGTCACTGCAGTAAATGCAATTTTATCTCCAATATTGCCCGTAATTACATTACTGGTTAATACCGTGTCACCGTTTACTTGTAACACTAAACAGTTAGGCACTGTTCTAATAGTGGGATTAACATTGCTGGCAATACTAGCACCCGTAATAACCATGTTAGCCTCAATTCCGTCAGTGTCGGTCAATATTACTGTGGTGTTTGCACTGACATTAGCTACTAGTTCTTTTATAATCTGTGCACCAAATTCATTCTTTACAGGTTGATTATATTTTACTAATCTCAGTTCGTTTTCTAATAGAATCACTCCATAATTCATAGGAGTATAGTACTGCCTGCTTAAAAGAGTGGATTCATCATATATAGCATCGTTCAAACCGCCCGAACCATCGAATATGCTAGCAACAATTCTTTGAATAACTCCCAATTTACGCACCAATGCTGGAGCACTTATAAAAATAGGAATTTCAAAAGTTAATGTGGCTATATCAATTGGGTTTTCTGTGCCTTGAGGAACAGTTCTAGAACTCCATTGAACATCAGTTAATAATACATAGCTGATGCTAGTCCAATCAATATAGTTATCTGTGCTTTGAATTTCTAGTGCTGGATTGAATAAAATACAAAGTTGTTCTAATAATTGAAGTTTTTGTTCGGTATTGCTAGTCCAAATATCTAATTTGATAGTTAATTTGTAAGGTACAGGCATTAATCTATCTACAGTTAAAACATCACCTTGTGTAGTGCTGTAATTACCTGTTTGTGGATCATAATATCGTTCTCTTAAATTCAATTTTCCTACATAACTAGGATTTTGAAGCCTTGCTCTGTCATAGGTTAATCCGCTTACATAAACTGCCATTGCTGGAACTGCATTCATTATGTTTTCGCTGTTTTGTTTGATTATAGCTGCAGCTTGTCTACTACTATCACCGTATATGACTGGCACTCTTTGTAGCGCAGTAACACCATTACGGTCTTTTCCAAATTCTACTTGAAAGTTAGATACCATTCGCATGAATTGAATAATGTATCTACGTATTTGATTATCGTAAAAAAATTGTTGGAGAGACATTAATTATCTGCCTTTGGGGTTAATGCTTTGCTAAGACTTTGTCTGACAGGCTGTGTTCGGCCTTCGGTGTCTATAAAGGTGTCTGTATTATTTACAAATAAACTACGTTGTGTACGATTATTTGGTCCTGGTGTTAGATCTGTTCTAACACTATCTTCTATCTTGGTCCATCTTGTACCATCATATCTAAATAACCTATTAGGAACAAAATCTGTACGCAATATGTAATCGCCGATAGTGGGGTCCTGAGGGAAACTAGTTCTGGCAGATACGGGCCAGCCATTAGGCGGAGTTCCGTCCCCTCCCAAATATGCTGGAATGTTGGTATCTGGAGTTGTTGGTTGGGTAGCTGCAAAATTTACGGTGGAATCCACTGTCATCTGGGTAATATCAACTTGCACTCCAGTGGGATCTCCTGGACTACCATCCGGATTAATTGGTTCTACATACAATTCATCAACGTTGGTTCCGCTTTTAGGAACTTCAATTTCAGCTTGAGTTATTACAGCATCGTTTATTTCTAATAATTTATCTAAGGTGCTTAAGTATGAACCCAATGGTGTTATATTTCCTTGACTGTCAGTGCCAGTAATTTGATTAATTATATCCTTGTATTCTTGGCTGTCTACTAGCGGAGTCATTTTAACTCTTAATAAATGCGGCCACCAAGTTTGACTGAATCCCTCTGCTGCAAATGTTATATCTTGCACCACATAATATCTTTTTAATAAAGCGGGAATTTCCTCATTTAATGGATAATAGTCCTTTTTATGTTGAAGTTCCAATACATCACCCGACATAATTTTGCGACCTAAAATAGCCACAATGTCATTTAAATGAAACGTCATATAAATTGTGTCTGCACTTAAAAATATACCAAATTGATTTAAATCAAAATCGTTATCATTAACAGTATAAACACCCCGAAGAGTATAGACGGAAGTATCATATTTCCTGTCCCTATTTTCTAAAAACAATAAGTCTTGAATATTTAGAGCACTTTGATTTTGATAAACGGGTTGTGATGCATCTTTCCAAAATATACTTAAGGATTGTCCTGTTGAAATGTTTGATGTTATGTTACTGCTTAGGACAACAGTATTGCTTCCAGTGTTGGTGCTAACAATAACAGTATTTGCACCTATACCTACACCTTGTACAGTTTGTCCTGGTTCAAAATTAGCCACATTGCTAAAATGTAATGTAGCACCTGATGTAGTAGAATTCGAAGTGACGTAACTATTTGCCTGGCTGTTTGTGCCTATATATTTGTGGAGAAGAATGCCTGTGCCGCCCACTGTAAATTGTTCGGATATTAATTTGTCAAAAAATTTGTAATCGTTAGTGTGGTTTGGGCGCCACATACTTAGCCTAGGCATACATTTAACCCTTTTATCATGTATTTATTGTTAGATTGACAATAAAAACTAAAGGTGCTATACTTGTTAAATGCCGGATATGCTTAACTGCCAATCTAGACTGTACAAATGCAGGGATCAGATAGCTGGAATGCCGTCTGGCAGAGAAAAAATTGATCTACAAAGAATGTACCAATCAGTGACGGAAACTCAAAAACTTGTAAATAATTTGTGGATAGAATGTAGAAGAATAGGAAAAGTTACAGCTCAATATAATAATGAACTAACCAAATTTGATGAACTGGTTAGTAATCTTGAACAGTACATTACTTTGGCTTACTTGACAAAAGGAGTTTGATATGCCTACAGTTGCCGGAATTAAAATTAAAACTAAACCTCCCCGAGTTCGTAATCCTTTATTTGCGGATGAAAAATACACAGGTGGCGAGCCTGAATGGCCCGCAGATGCTTTAGAATGGTCTGACGAGGACTTTGATCATCTATTGCGTAAAAGTTTCTTTTACTACAATTATTTTTACAATCAAAAAGACACTAAAAAACATGTAGAGGAGTGGGCTGAAAAATCTGGAATGTTTGACAAAACACAAGTCAAAGCATTTAAACGTAGTGCAGACAGAAGTATTCCTATGACTGCATGTAGCCTAGTAATGGCGCATCGTGCAGGTATGCCATTAAAGGCAACGCATATTGAATTTCTTACTAAGTCTATCATTGCAGCAATTTCAGATACTGAACCTGATCCTGAAGAAATCACTACAAAACCTAAGGCACAAGAATACCGTCCTACTATTCAAGATAGACTGGCAGAAAAAACTTCTGAACTGATAGGCGAAATGGAAGGTATGTTTGACGAAATTGTAAAAAATACCAAGCCAAATTTTAAACCTTACGATTTTCTTACAACTAATAAAGTTATTCAAGCACAGTTGCCCAAGTACAAAGCAGTGTTTGAAAACAGAAAATTTGAATTGGAATTAGCACAATCTAAAAAAGATTCCCAACTTGCAGAAGCTTATAAACATTATAAAGCAGCAGATTTCAAAAGAATTATTAGTTGGTTGGATTTGGTGTTGTTGGCGTTGGACGAATATCGTCAAGTAAAACAGGCAACCAAGAAAGCCCGAGTTAAAAAAGCACCAACAAAAGAAAAATTAACTGCAAAACTTAAATATGCCAAGGATTTCAAAGAATTAAAATTGGTCAGTATCAATCCAGCTGAGATTATTGGTTCCACTGAACTATGGGTTTATAATACTAAAACCCGTAAATTGGGCAAATACGTTGCAGCATCTCATAGTCAGCTTTCAGTTAAAGGCACCGGAATTGAAAATTTTGACACAGATAAGAGCATTAGTAAAACTTTGAGAAAGCCAGAAGAGAAGCTTAAGGAGTTTGCCAAAGCAGGCAAAATTATTCTTAGAAAGTTTTTAGACGATATCAAGGCTACAGAAACAAAACTCAATGGAAGAATCAACACTGATATTGTTCTGTTAAAGGTAGCTTAAACCTAGTCCTGTTAGCTAAATATGGTTAACAGGACTTTTTTTATGACTACTGCAAATGTTGTTATTCAACCTAACTTACAAAATGATCTGAGTTTACGCACCTATAATCTTGGAGGACCTGGTCCTATAAGTCAGGCCAGCGCAATTGAAGCTGCAGGTAATATTCAAACTTTAAATCAATTGCGTAATGAAATGATCGATTATATAAGATTACGGTTAGGTGATCAAATAGTAGATTTAGAACTGGACAAAGAACACTATGAGTTATCTATTAAACAGGCACTTACAAAATATAGACAGAAAGCACAAAACGCAGTAGAAGAAAGCTATGCATTTTTAGATTTGTTACCAGAAGTGCAAGAATATATTCTTCCTAACTATATAATGGAAGTAAGACAGATATTTCGCAGAGGCATAGGTAGTACAACCGGCACAACAGCAAGTCAATTTGAACCGTTTGCTAGTGGTTACTTGAACACTTATATGTTAGTGGCAGGTCGTGTGGGAGGTTTACTAAACTATGAATTATTCACTCAGTATCAAGAGTTGGCAATGACAATGTTCGGTGGTTACATGAACTACACTTGGAATCGTGTAACCAAGAAGTTAACGCTGGTACGCAAGATGCCAGAATATGGACATACCTATTTTACCTTAAATTCTTTAACTGCTGCTGGTACAACTATAGGCAGTACAATAACCATTAATTTAGGGCAACCAGTTACGTTGGCTGCAGGCAACAGTTTGTACATTCAAAATTGTCCTGTAAGCGGCTATAGTGGGCAATATACTGTAGTTTCTGTTAACAATAGTAATACGGTGATTACAGTGCAAGCCACCCAAGCGTTAGGATCTAATTCAGTTACTGGCTTTAATTTGAGCCAAACACAAATTTGGAGTCCTGAAGTGGATGGATTAAACAATACCGAAAGTGTTCTACTTTGGATATTTAATTACAAGCCAGACAGTATGCTTTTAAGTGATCCACAAGTTTATCCATGGTTGCAGGAATATGCTTTAGCATTTTGTAAGAGTATTTTAGGGCAGGCACGTGGTAAATTTGCCAGTATAGCGGGTCCTCAAGCTGGCACTCAATTGAATGGAGCAGCCTTGCTACAAGAAGCGCAAGCAGAAATGGAAAAATTGGAAGAAGATTTGAAAAACTATGTTGATGGATCGCAACCGTTGACATGGGTCATAGGATAATGTAATATAAGCTTACGGAGTTTATATTATGATTATTGGTATTTGCGGTTTGATTGGCGCAGGCAAGGATACTGCAGCCGATTATCTTGTTAACTTCCATGGTTTCAAACGAGACAGTTTTGCTGCTACATTAAAAGATGCAGTAGCATCGGTGTTTAGTTGGGATCGAGAGTTATTGGAAGGACGTACTAAACATGCTCGTGAATGGCGTGAAGAAATTGATCCATGGTGGAGTGAAAGATTAAAAATGCCTGGATTAACTCCGAGACTTATTTTGCAACTTTGGGGTACAGAAGTTTGTCGTCAGGGATTTCATGATGACATTTGGATTGCCAGTTTGGAAAATAAACTACGAAAGTCAGAAGACAGCATTGTAATCAGTGACTGCAGATTTCCTAATGAAATCACAGCCATACGGCGTGCAGGCGGTAGAGTAGTCAGAATTGTTAGAGGTCCAGACCCTGAGTGGTTTAAAACTGCAAGATTTCATCCAGAGTGTATGAAAGTTGATTGGCCCGAAATTCATGCTAGTGAATACAGTTGGGCCACAACAGATTTTGATGCTGTTATTGAAAACAATGCTAGTATAGAAGATTTGTACAGGGCTCTTAAAAATCTGGTGTAATTGGACTTTCTCGCCAAGGCAATCTACTATTGGCAATTTCGACTCTGCAATTTAAACAAACAGATTTTAAATTTATTGAAGATAAATTTTTTAAATTTCCATCTACATGATAAACTGTAAGTTGTTTGTCAGGAAATTTTGCAACATACCCACATTTTTCGCAATGCATTTTTTTCCTATAGCCTGCTTTAAACCATGCCGACGGCTTAGGTTTTAATTTTTTACCCTTCCTAATACAACTATCACACATCTTTCTATAATGATGGATGTTGTTTTTGATATAGTTCACAGCAGCTGGCGTGTGCCCACATACTGCACATAATGGTCTTTGCATTTGGTATTTACCCATACCTTTGCAAAGGGCAGTCAATTTGACTTTTTTTATCAGTTTCGATAAATATCTTTAACAGATAGAGGAAGAACAACATGGCTTTAGTTTCTCCAGGCGTACAAGTTACCGTAATAGATGAAAGTAACTATGCACCAGCTGCTTTAGGCTCAGTAGCATATGTGTTACTTGCTACAGCAGAAAATAAGTTAGCACCAGGTGGATCATCATATGCTGCTGGCACTCTTGCTGAAAATGCAGGAAGAATATATACAATCACTAGTCAACGTGACCTGATTACAACTTTTGGTACTCCGATATTTAAAACTACCGCAGGTGGTGCAGCAATTAACGGGGATGAACAAAACGAATATGGTTTATTGGCTGCATATAGTGCATTAGGTGTCAGCAATAGAATTTATGTACAAAGAGCAGACGTTGATTTAGGGACACTTGAAGGTACTACAATTAGACCTTTAGCTAATCCTAGCAACGGCAATTTATGGTTAGATACAGCAGGCAGTAATTGGGGCGTATACGAATGGAACTTTACAACTCAAAATTGGGTGAAGAAGACTCCTAATGTCATTACTAGTACTGAATATCTAGCAGGCGATAGTTTTACACCTAATGTCAATTTTGGATCGATTGGTGATTACGCAGTAAATGCAGCTAATGCATATAACCCTGTATTTTACAAAATTTACAATAACACTTGGCAATTGGTAGGAAATGCTGGTTGGCAAATGGGTATTCCGTCAGTGACTGGAACAGTCACAAACCCAGTATTATCAACTGGCGGAACTATTTCTATTAATGGTACAAGTATTATTTTATCTGGTTCGTCCAATGTAACTGTGGTACGAGATACAATCAACAGTGCAGCAGTTACTGGTATTATTGCAAGAATTGCAAACAATCAACTAGTGATAAGTGCTAATTCTGCAGCTACAGTCAGCGCAGCAAATATACAAAACGTATCAGGAACAGCATTAACTGATTTAGGTATTACTCCTGGTGCATATCCTGCGGCAGCTACAAGTATTGCTCCTTATACGTCAGTTCCAAGTTGGCAAGGTAATGCATTTGTAGGGAAGCCAACTGGCAGCGTGTGGCAAGTTGCTACAGCTCAACGTGACGGTATGAATATGATTGTTAATGAGTTTAACAGTACTACAAATACTTGGGACACATTAACAGTTAATGGTTATGCTAATATTTTTGCCGCAACATTTGCTTTAGATCCTACAGGTGGTGGTATTAATGTAAGTCAAGGCACAGTATTCAATCAGTATAATCCATATGACAATAATCAGTTAGTGAATTATATATGGCAACGTAAATCTACTGGGCCAACAATAATTACTGGAAATACAACAAGCCCTAGTGCAGCAAACATTAATGCAAGTTTTACTCTTACAACTAGAGCCAATGTACAATTAGCTAATTTAAGCACATATACTGTTTCTATTGCGACTGCTACTGTAAACGGATTTATTCAGGCAGTTGCTACTGCAGGAATTCCATATGTTTCAGCAGCACTAAGTAGCACAGGTGCAATGACTTTGCGACACGAACTTGGCGGTGATCTACTACTAGTAGATGGTGCAGGAACACCTCTAGCTAACGTTGGTATCACTGATTCTGCAACTAATGTTTATGCGACACCAACTTTGGGCGACTCTGCCTTATATGGAACCAATTGGGAACCTTTAGAAGAAGTTACTTATACACCTAAAGTCACTAGACCGTATGTTTCTCCTGCTAATGAAACTTTATGGTATTACAATACCCCAAGTAGAGTTGATATCATGGTCAGCAACGGAACTGCTTGGTTGGGTTATCAGAACTTAACAAACGATATTAGAGGTTATAATTTATCTAATACTAATGAGTCCGGGGTAATTCTTGGTACAGAAGAGCCCACTACACAAGACAATGGTGATGCTTTAGTCTACGGTGATTTATGGTTAGATACAAGCGATTTAGAAAATTATCCAAAATTATATCGTTATCAAAGTGTAAACGGGTTAGATCAATGGGTGCTTATTGACAATACAGATGCAGTTAGCCAAAATGGTATTATTTTTGCTGATGCACGTTGGGCAACATCTGGCACAACAGATCCAGCATTAGACACAATTCCACCAATTACAACTTTATTGACAAGTAATTATGTTGATTTAGATGCTCCAGATCCAACACTATATCCAAGAGGTATGTTACTATGGAATACCAGAACAAGCGGTTATAATGTCAAAGAGTTTAGAACAAATTATTTCAATGCTGCAGCATATCCAAATGAATCATTGCCCTCACAAAAGAATACTTGGGTCAGTGTTAGCGGATTTGATGTTACTGGAGTTCCGAACTTTGGTAGAAAAGCACCAAGAGGTGTTGTGGTTGCTGCACTCAAAGCGTCAATTGATGCAAGCACAGCATTACGTGAGGATGCCAATCAGTTTAATTTAATCGCATGTCCTGGATATCCTGAGTTGATTCCTAACATGATTACTTTAAATGAAGATAGAGAAAACACCGCGTTTATTATTGGTGATACTCCTATGAGATTAGTTGCTACAGGTACAGACATCCAAGCTTGGGCCACAAACAGTTTGGAGGTTACCTCAACTGGTGAATATGGATTGAATACAACAAGTCCTTACGTTGGTTTATACTATCCACAAGGACAAACCAATGATCTTGATGGAAACGCCGTAGTAGTTCCATCAAGTCATGCAGTATTACGTGCAATGTTAAAAAGTGATAATATTAGTTATCCTTGGTTGGCGCCTGCAGGAACTAGACGAGGTTTAATAGACAACCTTAATGCAATTGGCTATATTCAACCCACTAGCGGTCAGTTTATTTCAATTGGGGTAACTCAAGGTTTAAGAGATGTATTGTACACTAACAAAATTAATCCTTTGACATTCCTCCCAGGTAATGGTTTATTAGTTTATGGACAGAAAACATTAAGTT